GGAGTTCAAGGCGTTACTTGAGCATGACAACGTGACCGTGCAGGCCATCGTCGCTGCGCGGCTTGGGGTCAAGTCAACCATCGAGGAGACACGGACTGAGAGGTTCATTGGGATTGCCCGTCGCGGCCCGATGCCAGTTCCGCTCCGTTATTACGCTGCCCACACAGGCCGATGGGGCGGTGACGACAAGCTCAACATTCAGAACCTACCCCGCAAGTCTCCACTGAAGTATTCCATCATTGCCCCCGATGGGTACGTGATACTGGACTCAGACTCCTCGCAAATCGAAGCCCGTACTTTAGCTTGGCTAGCTGGACAGAATGACTTGGTGGAAGCATTCGACAAGGGCGAGGATGTGTACAGAATCATGGCCTCTGCTATCTACGGCAAGCCAGCAGACAAGATCACCAAAGATGAGAGATTCGTTGGCAAGACAACTATTCTTGGTGCAGGGTACGGCATGGGCGCAGCGAAGTTTCAGTTGCAGCTAAAGAACTTCGGTGTTGCGATTACGTTGGAAGAGGCCAAGCGGATCATTGATACGTACCGGGCTACCTACCCTAACATTGTTAGGCTGTGGGCAGAAGCTGGCGATATGCTTAGGGCCATGCTGCGGAATGCACAGACAACTCTAGGCCGCGATGACATACTAGAGGTCGATGGAGCCAACGGCATCAAGCTACCCAACGGGCTGTACCTCAAGTACCCGAACCTACGCATACGAGAGGATGAGAAGACTGGCAAGGTCGAGGTTGTGTACGACACCAAGAAGGGCAAAGCAGTAATCCCCAACCGCATATACGGTGGTAAGGTGATCGAGAACGTATGCCAAGCACTTGCTCGCATCGTCATAGGTGAGCAGATGCTCCGGGTTGCAAAGAAGTATCGCGTGGTAATGACGGTTCATGACGCGATTGCCGTCATTGCACCTAAAGCCGAGGCCGAGATAGCTAAGGAATATGTCGAACTGTGCATGCGGCTCCGCCCCTCGTGGGCAAGGGAATTACCCCTCAACTGCGAAGCAGGATACGGAGATAGCTATGGAGACTGTTAAACCAATCGTCTGGTCGTTCAGTTCGCTGAAGACCTTTCAGCAGTGCCCGCGTAAATACTATCACGCCAAGATTGCCCCGGACGCCGTACGTGACCCGGATACAACAGCTACGCTATACGGCAAAGCCGCACACACGGTAGCCGAGGACTACATCAGCAAGGGCACACCAATCCCCCCGCAGTTTGAGTACATGCAGGGTGTGCTGGACACGCTCAACGCAATCCCCGGAGAGAAGCTATGCGAAGTGAGGCTTGGGTTAACAAGAAACTTGGAGAGTTGCGATTTCGATGCACCGAATGTCTGGTGGCATGGGATAGCCGACTTGGTAATTATCAATCGGACGACGGGAGTGGCTCACTCCGTGGACTACAAGACAAGCAAGAATGCGAGATATGCGGACGTGAAGCAGCTCGATCTTGTAGCCTGTGGCCTGTTTGCGAAGTACCCGGAGATCAAGAAGGTGAAGTCCGCGCTTCTATTCGTAGTGAGTAAGGAGTTCGTCAGGGCTGAGCAGTTTGCCGAGTTCAAAGACACGTACATGGACAAGTCCGCCGTGGACGTTGCGCGTATTGAAGCAGCACGAGTTAGCGGTGTGTGGAACCCCGTCAGTGGGCCCCTCTGTAAATTTTGTGCCGTTCGGGAATGTGAAAATAACAGGAGTTAAAAATGACCAACGAAGAAACCGATACCGCTCTCATTCTTGAGGGCGAACTGAAGCGCCGAGTGACCGAAGTGCTGGGTCCCATTGTGCACAAGGTCGTGAACAAGTCTATGGAAGCGCATTTTGCCCAACACAAATCAGCCATGATGTTGGAGATTAGCGTAGCAGTCGGTAAGATGCTGCGCGGGATCGAAGAAGATGGCCGCAAACCCCTGTGGGAAAATGATGCACTATCAGCAATCACAAAGGACTAACCATGCCTTACGTAAACAAACCCAGACCTTACAAGAAGGAATACCAGCAGCAAGTCGAGCGAGGCGAACTGCCTGCACGGATGGATCGACAGCGTGCGCGAAATGAGATGGACGCTAAGGGTATTGACCGCACAGGTAAGGACATTGACCACGTGACTCCCCTGAGCAAGGGTGGCACCAATGCGCCGAGCAACTTGAAGCTGAAAAGTCCCAGCGCTAACCGTTCCTTCAGCCGCAACTCAGACCATACCGTCAAGGTCAACAAGCCAAAGAAAAAATGAACCTATCAGAATATGAATGGCCGCGACCACATGGGTTTGAGCCATTCGACCACCAAAAGGTCACATCAGAGTTTTTGATTTCCAACCGCAAGGCGTTCTGTTTTAACGAGCAGGGTACCGGCAAGACTGCATCAGTCATATGGGCGGTTGACTATTTGATGAGCATCAGAGCAGTTAGACGGGTGTTAGTGATATGCCCCCTGTCCATCATGCGTGCTGCATGGCAGAACGACCTGTTCAAGTTTGCGATCCATAGAACCGTCGCCGTCGCTTACGGTAGCGCAGCGAAGCGTAAGGAGATCATCAACAGCGGTGCCGAGTTCGTCGTGATCAACTTCGATGGAGTTGCGATTGTCAAGAAGGAACTGCTGGCTGGTGGGTTCGACCTCATCGTCGTTGATGAAGCGTCGGCGTACAAGAATGCACAGACGGACAGGTGGAAGGCACTGCGGGACCTCAACAAGGTGATCAAGGGTCTGTGGATGCTTACTGGTACGCCAGCAGCACAATCCCCCGCCGATGCCTACGGACTAGCTAAGCTGGTTAACCCAACAGCAGTGTCGCCGTTCTTCGGGCAGTTCAAGGACACGGTGATGACCAAGGTGAGCATGTACCGCTGGTTGCCTAAGCCGAACGCACAAGCCACGGTGCACAAGATACTGCAGCCAGCAATACGGTTCGAGAAAGCCCAATGCCTTGATCTTCCTCCGGTTACCTTCATAGACAGAGACGCACCGCTGAGCGCACAGCAGCAGAAGTTCTACAACATCCTGAGAAAGCAGATGCTCATCGAGGCCGCTGGGGAGGAGATCACCGCAGTCAACGCCGCCGTGAAGGTGAGCAAGCTGCTGCAGATTGCATGCGGGTCGGTGTACACGGATACCCATGAGGTGATCGAGTTCGATGTCAGCAACCGGCTGAACGTAGTACAGGAGATAATTGACGAGACCAGCAACAAAGTCCTCGTGTTCGTTCCGTTTACACATACTATCGACCTGTTAAAAAAGCACCTCGAAAAGCAACACATCACGTGCGAGGTCATCAACGGCTCCGTCAGCCTGAACCAACGCAGCGACATCGTTAAGAGCTTCCAAGAGCAGCCGACCATCAAGGTGCTCATCATCCAGCCGCAAGCTGCATCCCACGGGTTAACCCTAACTGCTGCCGACACCATCATCTGGTACGCTCCCTGCACCAGCGTGGAGACATACCTGCAAGCCAACGCACGTATTGACCGACCCGGCCAGAAGAACAACATGACCATCGTGCACATCTCAGGGAGCCCAGTGGAAGCTAAGGTCTACTCTTTGTTGCGCAGCAACATTGGCAACCACCAAAAAATCATCGACCTGTACCGTCAAGAAATTTCTTCAGAAATCGTTTGACAATGTACAACCCTGTGATATAGTCAGTTCCGTAGGCAGGTAGCCTACACCTTCATAAACCATTAGGAGTATTAGATGACTGAAGAAACTTCAGAGGGAAAGAGTTCCCCAAATTTAGACATGCTGGCGAACGTCTACATCAAGATTCGTGACGCCCGGACTGCGCTCAAAGCGGAGTTCACCACGCAGGACTCAGTTCTACAAGAGCAGATGGACTTGCTGGAAACCAACATGCTCGATGCGTGCAAAGACCTGAATGCAAGCAGCATCAAAACCCAACACGGCACAATCATTCGCTCGGTCAAGTCACGGTACTGGACGAACGATTGGGATTCGATGTACACCTTTATCAAAGAGCAAGGTGCATTTGGCCTGTTAGAGAAACGACTTCATCAGACAAACATGAAAGAGTTTCTCGTTGAGAATCCTGACCTTCTGCCTATGGGCCTGAATGTCGAGAGCGAGTACACCGTGGTGGTACGGAGACCAAAATGAGAGTAGCTACTTTAGATTGGGTAAACCCAGCCTACACCATAACGGATACCGGCGAAGTACGTGGTCGTGGTGGGCGTTGTTTAGCACAGTGCAAAAATGCGAACGGATATGCACAAGTTCCTTTAGTTTGCTCTAACGGAAAACGACGGCAATTTCTAGTAGCCCGATTAGTGCTGCAAGCGTTTACTGAAGTTGTCGGTGTCAATGGACTACAAGCAAACCATAAAAACGGAGTGCGTGACGACAACCGTTTAGCAAACTTGGAGTGGGTGACCGCATCAGAAAACTCACTCCACGCTTATAGGGTGCTTGGTCGAGAACATTCGAGGCCAGCACTGGGGAAGTTTGGTGCTGCTAACCCTAGTAGTAAAGGGGTACAGCAGTACACAAAATGCGGCTTACTTGTGAAAGAGTGGGGCGCTATCCGGGATACAGCCAATGAGGGCTTCAGCCCCGGAAACGTTAGTGCCGTGTGTAGGGGTGTTAGACACACGCACGCGGGGTTTTTTTGGAAGTTTATTTAATTTTTATGGGTATACGAAAATGAGCAATATTACAGTTATCGACCAAGACCTTCCCGACTTCCTGCGTGCTAGCGGGGTCAGCGAACTCACCAAGTCCCTCATGGGCAGCACGGGCACGAAGCGTATCGTGCCTAAGAACGGTATCTTCCGCAAGGAGATCGGCGGCAAGGAAATGGGCAAAGTTAAGGGTGACTTGAATGTCGTCATCGTCAACTCGTCCCCCAAGGTCGGGCGCATCTTTTACGCAGCGCAGTGGACACCTGACGCTAAGCCAGTTCCCCCTGATTGCTTCTCCAACGACGGCAATATCCCCGACGCTGGGTCTACGAACAAACAGGCTGACCGCTGCGACTCGTGCCCTCAGAACATCAAGGGCTCGGGTATGGGTAACTCGAAGGCTTGCCGCTACTCGCGCCGTATTGCCGTGCTGCTGGAAGACGACTTTGGCACCGCGCTTGAGGGTGAGGTCTATCAGATGAACTTGGCATCCAAGTCTCTGTTTGGTGAAAGCCAATCCCCCACTGCCCACACGTTCGAGAGCTACGTCAAGTATCTGGGCAACAACGGCAAGAGCCTTGACTGGTACATCACCAAGCTGAGCTTCAACGAAGACAACGACAACCAGTCGATCCTGTTCACTGCTGTGGAGCACATTAAACGCAGCCACTACGATGTGATCACCAAGGTGGGTAACACCCCCGAGGTGCAGAAGATGATCACCATGACTCCGTTCCAAGCGCAGACAGACGGGGTTGCCAAACTGGAAGCACCTAAGCCGGTAGCGCCAGCCCCTAAGGCGGCAAAAGTGGAAGCCGAAGAAGTTGCCGAGCCAGTCAAGCGTGAGAGCAAGAAGGTGGAAGTCCCAGCCCCTGCGGCTAAACGCGACTTGGGTTCTGTGCTGGCCGCATGGAGCGACGAGGAGTAACCTATGAGCTACGGATACAGCCAGCGGCTAGTTGATGCAAACACCAATGCAGATGCTAGTTCGCTCGGCGTGTATCTGGGTAGTCGTTGCATTGCACTTGGGATACCTGTCAAAGACGTAGCGGACAGGCTCGGCGTAAGTCGGGCCACCGTCTACAACTGGTTCTGGGGGTCAGTGACCCCTAGTGCTGGTCACGCTGGCAAGATCAACAAGTACCTGCACGCACTCAGAAACCGCAAGTAACACGACAACTATGTCCGACTTCGACCTACTCAATGCAGTGCTGCCCACAGAAGGGCGCTATTGCGTGATGGGGATTGGGCGGTACCCAGACCAGAAGTTTGTAGATACTAGAGAAGAACTTGATACCATAGCCGAGCAGTTTGTAGCCAAGGGTGTGGATGCGTATTTTGGTTGCGCCAAGTACGGCCCCCTGAACAACCGCACGCACGCCAACGCCACGTACTTCCGCGCACTATGGATGGATATCGACTGCGGCCCCACGAAGGCAGCACCAGATGAGAAGGGCGTTATCAAGGGTTACATCGACCAAGCAACAGGGCTTAGCGAATTCCAAAAGTTTTGCACATCTGTCGGTTTGCCAAGACCTATCCTAGTGAGTTCCGGTTATGGAATTCATGCCTACTGGCTACTTAAAGAGACGGTATCCCGCAAAGAGTGGGAGCCCCTTGCCGAACGACTTCGAGAGCTTTGCATTGAGCAGAGTTTCATCGTGGACCCGTCGGTGTTTGAAGCATCGCGCATACTGCGCATCCCCGGCACGTTCAACTTCAAGCAGAGCGAGCCACAACCCGTAGAGGTGATCAACGAACGCAGTGCACGTATAGAGTACGCACAACTGAAAGAGATACTAGGGGCAGCAGAGCCCAAGGAAGAACGGCCTGACTTCATACCGCGTTCAATGAGCCCCATGATGGAAGCTCTGATGGGCAACAAGATCAAGCGGTTCAAAACCATCATGATCAAGTCGGCTAACGGCACGGGCTGTAACCAGCTACTGCACTGCTTTGAGAACCAAGCAGATGTAGACGAGCCGTTGTGGAGGTCAGCGTTATCTATCGCCGCATTTTGCATTGACAAGGACAAGGCAGCACACAAGCTATCGAGTAACCATCCGGGCTACGACCCTGACGAGGTAGAGCGCAAGGTAGAGCAGATCGTGAAGCATGGGGGTCCACACCGTTGCACCACGTTTGAGAAGTTGAACCCGGCAGGGTGCACCGACTGCCAGCATAAGGGGAAGATCAAGTCTCCCATCGTGCTCGGTGTTGAGATAGAAGAGGCCGATGACGCCGACAACGAGGTGACCGTAGAGACTAAGGAGGGGGTGGAGACTGTAACCATACCTGAGTATCCATTTCCTTTTTTCCGTGGGAAGAACGGTGGCATCTATAGAAAGCCGACGGAGGATGAAGCAGACCCTGAGATGGTCTACGAGCACGACTTGTATGTAGTGAAGCGCATGCGGGACCCCGGACTAGGAGAAGTCATTTTGTTTCGCCTGCACCTACCGCATGATGGCGTTAGAGAGTTTGCGATATCAACATCAGCCATATCGTCCAAGGACGAGTTGCGTAAGGCACTAGCCCAGCAAGGTGTAGTGGCACACCACAAGCAGTATGAGAACTTGGCCGTGTACGTGGTCACGTTCATCAAGAACCTACAGTATTCAAAGAAAGCAGACATTATGAGAACACAATTCGGATGGGTAGAGGGTGACAGCAAGTTCATCATGGGTGATCGGGAGATCACTAAGGACGGGGTGTTTTACAGCCCGCCGACAACAGCCACAGAATTCTTTGCAGAGAAGATTCACCCCAAGGGTACCTTTGACAAGTGGAAGGAAGTGTTCAACCTGTACGCTCGGCCCGGTATGGAGCCCCATGCGTTTGCAGCACTCACAGCATTCGGCTCGCCACTCATGCCGTTCACTGGTTTGGATGGGGCAATACTCAACGTGATCTATGAGATGGCTGGCTCTGGTAAATCCACCATCTTGCGTATGTGCAATAGCGTGTACGGCCAGCCCAAGGAGTTGATGGCGATTGAGAAGGACACGTTCAACGCAAAGATGCAGCAGCTAGGCGTAATGAACAACCTGCCCAATACCGTAGACGAGATTACCAACATGCGCCCTATGGACTTTTCGGACTTGGCGTATGGCATCAGTCATGGTCGAGGCAAGAACCGTATGACGGGCTCAACCAACGCACTGCGCCTCAACAACACCTCATGGAAAAACATGACGCTAGCGTCGGCTAACGCCAGCTTCCACGAGAAATTGTCAATGCTCAAGAACTCGCCCGACGGTGAGTCTGTGCGCTTGATGGAGTACAAGATCGAGCCCAACGATGTCATTGGTGTGGCTTTGGGTAAGGAGATGTTTGACCACCAACTCAATGAGAACTACGGCCATGCAGGCGAGATATACATAAGCTGGCTGGTCAACAACTTGGAGGAGGCCAAGGAGCTAGTCAGAAAGGTTCAGGCTCGCATCGACAAGGAGGTGCAGTTCACTAGCCGAGAGCGTTTCTGGTCGGCACAGGCAGCATGCAACATCGCTGGTGGTTTGATAGCTAGGCAGCTAGGACTGCACGACTACGATATGGCCGCTGTGTACGCATGGCTCAAGACTATGCTGTCTGAGATGCGCCATGATGTGAAGCCACCTACTACTAACCCAGCATCTGCACTCGGCGAGTTCATCAACTCCCACATCCTCAACACGCTGGTGGTCAATGGCGAAGTGGATGCCCGGAGTAACTTGATATCCATGCCGAGCCTAGAGCCCCGTGGGGAGCTACTGATACGCTACGAGCCAGATACCAAGCACCTGTACATTTCCGCCAAGAAGTTCAAAGACTTCTGCGTAGAGCGGCAAGTGAACTACAAGAACCTGCTGACCAAGCTGACCGAAACAAAGGTGTTCATGGAAGCCACAAACAAGCGGATGTCGAAGGGGATGAAGGTCGTATCACCTGCAGTGCGCGTCCTCAAGTTCAACGCAGCCAACTCCGAGTTCCTGCAAGTAGATGCGCTGTTGGCAAATGAAGATCGAGACAGTCTCGTATCAGATTGATTGGTCAAAGTTTCGTAAGGGGTACTCGTTCTTTGTACCCTGCATCGACCACCGCGCAGCCAAGAAATCTGTACTCACCGTAGCCGAGCGGCTAAAGATGGATGTCGTGATAAAGATTGTGATTGAAGACGGCATAAAGGGGCTGCGCGTCTGGAGGGTTTGATGTACACTAGGCTTTTGTTGGTGCCCTCTCTCCTTGGCGGCAACCCCGCCTTACCCCCGGTCTTCACCGGGGGTTTTTTTATGGCTTAGCTTCTTTCTCGCGCTCCGCCAACTCTTTCCGAGAAGCAGCCAATGATTTGATGAACACCGGTACGTTCTTATCGGTAAGCACCACGCCCTTGAGTGATGACGCCCGCTGTTCTGCACGTTTTTCCAATGACCCCGTTATGTTGTCCTCTGTAATTTCGTACGATGGGTGCTTGGAGTTGAACTTTTGAATTTCCTTGAGCACACCTGAAAACTTTTTAAAGTCGCTTTTTACGAGGTCACGATTCAAACTGTTTAGCAACTCAGTGCGCTCGTTTTCTATCCGCAAAGCAAGCCCGTTCGCTCTAAAGTTAACGTATTGCGCATTCGCAAGTAGGTCGGGCCGAAACCCAATTGCCTGCCCTATTAGCTCTCCACGCCTAAAAGAGTCTTTAGACATAATCGGAGCACCTGTTACGTCTTTAGCCCCTTCGGTAGCGTATTTGTGAGCAACCACAAAGTTTCGGAATCCTGCAGGCAGCATCTTCTCTACGCCCTTCTGCATATCGCCCCTAGAAAAAGCGTCGTACGCATCTGCGAGAGACAGGATCATGCTTACACTGGGGCCAGCCCTATCTAGTGCTGCAGCTACAAGCTCCTCGCGCACGGTCTTATGCTCTTTGCTGTCATGAGACCACAAGTTAGACATCCCAGTGCGACCACTAATATCCAGCCCAGTAAGTGCATTGAGCGGCCCACGTTCAACAATAGACGAGAGCGTCTTACCACCTATGGTTATATGCCCAAGCTGGCTAGGAAGGAAAATGGTACGGAACCAAAACATCGGGTCCATGTTCTTCAGGTCTTCGGGGAGTAATTCCTCCTCGTCTAACTTTCTCCAGAAAGCACCTAACAGCCCCGCTACAGCAGCAATGGGTAAGCCTATAGCACCAGCCAGCACGCCAGTGGTAAACATGGTGCCGAAAAACTTCACCACTGCTTCCTTGCGCGTACTGTCGTCCATAGGAACGATCATCTGCCTGAAGTTGTTGAGTAAGAACAGCGACACCTGCAGCGGATACATCTGGAACTGAGTCAGAACCTTACCTACACCGGTCTGCATATACCTAGGGCGGTTGTACCCACCGTAGTTGAATAGAGCCTCGTTAGTATCGTTTACAGCCTCACGTACAGAACGATCAAAGTCCCCATGCTGCTTCATGTTCAAACGGAACGATGTCAGGAACATCATCTCGCGGGAGATACGTTCCGAAGAGTGCATCAATCCGCCTAGCACAAGCGCACTTACAGCATCCTTGCCTAGCTGCACTTTAGGCCCACTCAACTGTTCTGTCGGTGAGCCCTTTTGCTCGTACAAAGCACGGCTAAAGGTAGACTCAGACACTCCGTACGCTGCCATGCCGCGCACAGCCTTGCGTTCATCAGGAGTAAGCCCTTTGGAGTCCTCAATACTTGGCGCTACCCACGACTTTGTACCGTTGGCGTTAGTTCTCCACACCCCGTATTCATTCCACACGCGCAGCATCTTGCTCATCTCTCTGGTGGCGTTAATAGCACCGTATCGAGCAGTCAGCACCGGCATGCCGGTTTGGAAAACACTCATTGGCTGCAGTAGCGCAGTGGACGCTCCGCCGAGATAGAAGAAGAACGAAGCCTTGTTGAACACCCTTGCAACTTTGTCCCCGGTGGTTTCGTTGTGGAACCCAAGCGTAGTGTCCGCCCTCCGATCCATCTCGGAAACAAACGGTTCATTCTTAGGCTGTCCAGAAACGCTATCCCTAGCGGCAGACAAAGAGTTGCGGATGTACGGAGCGTACTTAATTCTGGCTAGCTGCGTAGCCATCTTTACCGAAGCAGTGGACACGCTACGTACTAAGTCAGTGCTGAAGCCCGTAGTGTTTTTGCGGTTGATGAACTGATTTCGGAAACTCTGTTCTGGCATCGTCTGCAGATATATTTGGTAGATCGCGTCCTTGAGCGACTCTTTTGCATTGGGGTCACCCAGATTAGAGGAGTCGATGCTGTCAAACACGCCACGTAGCAGCAAGCTGGAATCGAATGACTTACGGCGCAGGCTATGGATGTCGTTGCCTATATCGTAAGTTTTATCCGCAATAAGTTCCTTGAGGTTGTCTTGTTTTCGGCGTTCAAAGTCAGCCGCAGATTCGTTTGGCTTGCGGTACATTGACTTGTCAGCCATAGCCCGCATAGCGTTGTCACGGCCCATAAGTGACTCGTACATGTAGAACTGCCGATTCTTGCCAGACCCAATAGACAACCAGTAGTCACCGTGCCGAGTGAGGGGGAAGTATGGGGAGATTTTTTTGCCGGTCTCGTACATCTTCCGCAGTTCTGCCATCAGATTGCTTTTCTCCTCGGCGGTAAGCCGCGAGTTTTTGATCTGATCATCCAGCAACTTGGAGTACAGGTCTGACAGATTCTCAAAATGGCGTTTGATACGGTTGTACAGTTCCTGCCCCTTGCTACCTAGGTCAGCATACATAGTGTCCAGCTTAGCGTTACGCAGCTTAGCCGACGTATCGGACGGGTCCACTTGGGCAATCGTAGACGCAAACACCAAATTTTCCAGCTTGGGGCGTAAGCCAGAGTCTTCCAAGAACGCACGATGTACGTCAGTTGTCAAGACACCTGACTGCTTCAAAATCTGTTGGGTCATGCCCCCCATCTTCTGCATTAGGTCGTACGTGTTGCGCAGTTCTGGCACTTTCCTACCAGCCCAGTTAACCAAGAAGTCCATAGTCGGCAACCGCACTAGGGCATTACGCTCGTAGTAGGTAGCGGCGTTCCACAGCAGTTGTAGCTGCGGTATGATGTTTTTGGGGTTACGCGCAAGCTGCAGCAGCCCTACAGCCTTAGCTAATGTTTCGTTATCCTTGGACTCAGCGACTTTGTTCAGCGCTAGGTCTACGTCTTTGTCTAGCTGACGCTGGCTTCTTTCTGCTGTGCCTTCTGCATCTTCATCAACATCTCCTTCACTGACGCCGACTTGTCCAGCATTTGGAGTGCCTGACTGAGTGATTCTGGATAGGCTGGGTCCCCACCCTCCTGCAGGGCCAGCGCCCTCCATTGACTCAGCAGCGCCTTCATTTCTGGTTTGGAAGGAGCCAGAGTCTTTGAGGCGGTTTCCAGTAGGTTTGTAATTTCCACTTTTGAACTCTCCGTCTAGGTAGGTGAATATATCATTGTTGTTTTGGATGAAAGCAGATAGTTTTTTCTTGACCGCCGACATGTCGATACCATCATAGGTATCCAGCAAGTTCATCACTCGTTGCATCTCAGACGCAAAAGCCGCATCGTGGCTACGCACCCTATAGTGCGCCAACTCATGCTGCATAGTACCTATCATGGATACCGCAATCTGACCAGCATCCCCCTTCAGAGCAGTAGTGGCAGGATTGATAAACATTGCCTCAAAAGGCAATATGGTGCTAACACCATAGTATTCGTTGTCCAAACTTACGCCAACACCTATTTCTGATAGACTAGCGCCCCCTCTAGGCGGGGTGTTGTATCCGGGGTCTGCTGCAATAAGAGCATCGCGTAGCTGGTGAAACACCAACCCAATCGTGTGTAGATACGTGTCATACCGCTTGCCAAATTTGGCTCGTGCATTGCCTGAAAGAGTTGCGCCACTGGCAGCTTGCGGCGTTAATATTCCTACCTCCTCAAGGTCTGACGCAATGTCTTCTGGCGTACCAACAAATTTTGTACGTGTGCCATCGCCATTGTTAATTGTAAAGCTGTATTTATCGTCCAGAATATAGCCAACAGAATATCTACTGGTATCACTACCTTCTAAATCGTAGAGGCGTGATACAGGGCCCCCCTGTTTCTTCGCTGGTAACGACATGTTGTCGTGCACCATGACTTTGGATGGATCAATCTCATCCTGCGGTATCGTAAGCTCGTCAATACGTAGGGTCGTGTTCTTTAGGTCGTCATTCGTAAGCTCGGGTACCTGTCGATTGTTTACGTAAAGAACCCCGTCGCGCACTTCTACGGCATCGCCCGCTTTAATCAGCGTAAAGGCATTGGCTGTTGCTGGTGCTTTTGGTTCTAGCAATTCAGCTTTGGTCAGGCTCCCATCCGCATTTATGTACTGCACGGTGCCAAAGTTTTTAATCTCAGAGGCAAAATCTACTTGCCTATACAGAGCCGTAACGTAGTTGAAGATTTTGTTGAAGTCTTCATTGGCAGCTTTAGAAAAGTTTTGCCGGTTTAAGTCGAATGGATAGCCTGCGTCTTCTGGCTTGACGCTTTCATCGGGGGTCACATCAATGTAAAACCTACGCTTGATAGACTCCCCATCCCAACCCGGCTTGTCTTTCAAAGTTTTGCTAAATTGCCACAAACCGTTAGACAGGATGTGGGTATTCTCGCCCCAATCCTTAGTAATTTCCTTGCTTACATATATGCGAGCAGTGCCCCACGCAAAACGCACATTGGCAAACGGGGTGTAGTCGGCAACTGGAAATTTGCTGCCCATTTCTACATTTTCTACGCTGCCGTACCCACGATCAAAAGTAACGTCAATATCGTTAAACAGCGGACTGTGTTTAAGCACATTGCTGTACTGCAAGGTGTAGGGGTCAAAATCAATATCTTTGTCCTCGCCGGTAGACTCGTTTCTGTAACTCTCTGGTACTTGGATAGAGATAGACGTACCGTGCCCATCAGGAAACAGGGTCTTCGTGTACTTCTCAATAGTCTTGGGGTCGGCGGAAGTTGTAATGGTGGGGCCACGGTCAGGATCATCCAAAGCCGCCTTCAGGTCTTCTCCAGTGGTAAACATGCGGGACAGCACGCCGTCACGCAAAGAGACAACTTCAAGCTGCTTGTTCTCAAACAGGAACAGCATCTTAGCTACGCCAAGACCGCCCGAGGCGCGGGACGTACCCTTGACAGTACCAGCTATCTGCAGGAACTGATTGCCCATCACGCTAGTTGGCATACCGGGGCCGTTATCAGTTACCACCAATGTCCTAGTTTTGTTATCCACTTTGATGTCAATCTTGCCCTTGGTTATGTGCCAAGGTTCGTTCTTCTTCTCAAGACCTTCTTTGATCGCATCGAACGAATTCTGGAACAACTCTTTGAGGGACACACGAGCTATGTCATCCGGGGTCCCGTATAGCTTGGAGCCGAGCATCTTAGCCAAACGCGCTACGTTAGCTGATGGCTGTACTTTGGTGGACGTTGCGGTCTTGTCACCACCAAACCACGATGGCAATGCCAGTTCCTCCCGCTTTGCCGCAGCTTTATCCGCAGCTTCCAGAAGACGCATGGTCGGGGACTTACGGGCTGACAGGAGCTTGTCGGTTACCAGAACCAAATCGGACAGCGCATTTATAGAGTCAACGTCCATGCCGAAGTAGTTGCGGACGGAGTTTACAAACCGGCTGAAGAAGTTAGCGTTACCCTCGTACCCTTTAGCGCCGAGCAGGAAAGTCTGCATGGCGTCATCGCTCATACCGTAGGCAAGGAACTCGTCTAGGTTGCTGAATACTTTAGCTTGCGTGCTAAGGTCTTGGATGTACTTGGGTAGCTTGCCCGCCGCCGACAACTCATCAAACCGTTTCTTGGCACTATCCATAGTGCGCTGCAAGTCTTGAGTAGCCAGAGTCACCGCATTGTCTGATGACCAGCCGCGCTCTAAGGCCAACTGCCCCAACTTCAGTTTTTGGTAGGTTGCTGCGTGCAGCAGTTCGTGCAGGATGGTTACGTTGTTTGTTCCTTGGGCGTTGCCAAAACTATCCCCACGGATGTAGACAGTCTTCTCGCTAGGTACGTACATACCACGGGCATCCACCCATTTTTTTGCAGCAACACCAGACTGCAAGCGCGCGGGTAGCGGGGCACCATCTTCCACCACCACTATCTTGACACCGTTTACAAACCCACGAATGCGCTTGGCTAGCATCTGCTGGAACGGATTGCCAGTCTTCAGGATTTGCGCAATAGCCTGCGCACCGTTGGTGACTTTGCCCAGCTTAGGGTCTGACTTGTAGGCAGCACTGCCTATGCTTGGGAGCGCCTTAGTTTTCTCAGCTTCAACTTCACGTTTGAGGCTATCAAGTTCCGCAGGGGTAAAGCGATTGCGATGCTTATCAAGTGTGGCCTTAGCAACTATGCCTGCAGCGGTACGACGAATAGCCGACTCCAACTTGAGTAGCTCTTTGTACGCAGCCCGTCGGTTGGTCTGGTTGCCGGTGTTGATCGCAGATTCAAGTTTTTTGGTCTGCGTTTCTATTGCACGAGCAGCCCTTTGATAAGCATTTTTTGTAGCCTTAGCCCCAGCAACCTTGCTAGCCTCTTGCTCAGGCGTCAGTACGAGCTTAGGCCGACCACGCCGTTTGGTCTCCTTAATGGCCTCTCGCGCTTGACCCGCCGCTGTTTCTATTTCGGTTGCTGGGGCTTTGGGTTCGGTAGGGGTTTCTTCTACTGCAGCGGGCTGTGTTCCTTCTCCCACTGCAGTCCCCTCAGCAGTAGCTCCAGTTGGAACCACTCCTCCGGGTTCAGTTCCCGTAGGTCCTTCGGTTGCGGTAGCTCCTGCGGGTTGTTTAGCCACAGTAGTGCTTCTTCCACTTGGTCTACCGACAGCTTTTGCAGCCTCAGCGTCATCTTTTTCCTCCTGTTTGGCGATGTCAGTCGCACGCTGCTTGGCTTCTTTTGGTGGAACACCAGCGGCAAGTAGCTCTTCCGTCAGTTCCTCTACGCGATTGGTAGGTATAGCAGTTTTGGGCGCTTTTGCTCCGAGCTTTTCTTGCTTGATTTCCGCTTCGTTAATACGGTTCTCAGCAATAACCGCCGCATCTTCAGCGGATACCCCGCTAGCTTCGATCTGTGCTGTGAGTTCTGCTACGCGCCTAGCGCGTGCTTCAACCTTCTTGGCAGTTTCGCCGGGAGTAGCCGCCCCTATCTCGCCCAAGTCAGTATCGACAGTTGCATCTTCGCCGGGAGCCGCAGCCCCTATATCACCTATGTCGGCAGTAGCAGTTGTGTCTTCGCCGGGAGCAGCAGCCCCCATCTCACCTAAGTCAGTAGCAGCAGTTGCATCTTCACCGGGGGAAAACGCACCAACGCTTCCCAAATCAAATTCTGCATCTGCAACAGGGGTAGTTCTTGCAGTGGGGGTAGTCCTTGCAGCGGAAGTAGTCCTTGCCTCAGGAGTGAGAAATCCCCTGCTCCTTGCCATAAGCTCGGCAAGCCCGTCAGTACTTGTATCTTGTACGTAGCCTTGTCGTTGCATACCCTTTACAGCAGATGAAGTTTTCTGCAGCGCTTGCACACCAGCGGAATGCCCGCCAGCCATAGCAATACCAGTTATCAGTCCTTGAGCCGCAGCTTTGTCTACGCCCTCATCCCAAGGCTTACCCGTTGCAAGGTTTGTAAAAATTTGTTCCTGAGCGGATTGGGGCATCTCTTCAAGGAAGCCTTCTTTAGCCATCTCTTTAAGAAACTTAGTGAGGAACGGACCTTCCCCTACGCCCACGCCCTTAATCCCAGCAGACCGGGCAGCAATGTTTGTCTCTATATCGCCAATGCCTAATTTTTGCCCTACTTTGCCAGACACAACGCCAATGGCTGCAGTCCCAAAACCCGCAGCTAAGGCGGGTAGCACATACGCATTCCAATCCCTGCCCGACTGCCTACCAGCTTCCGCAATAGAACCTGCTGCTTGGGCTCCTTCAGCGCCACCAGCAACAGATGCAATCTTAAAAGCCTGTTTTTTAATCTTGTCGGCAATGAACTTCTCCGCCCTTGCACCACGTAGTCCTAGACTAGACGCTTCCGCTGCGGCCTTACCGGCTAGAAAACGTACAAACTGACCACCTACAGCGCCAGCAGCTACCGTACCGGGCAAGGATTCTGCAACACCTCCAATAAGTGCTGTAGGGTTGACTGCTAGCGCCTTTAAAGTGTCTAGAAAGCCCACTGCTTCTTTTACGTTTTCGGTAGCATTCTGACGAGTCAGTGACTGGAAGCCAGTCAGGAACTTATCCGTACTCTGGGGGTTGTAACCTGCTTTAGCAAGCACGCGCCCCGCTGCACCGCCAGAAGTCAGATTAAGCAAGCCTACGTAGCTTTCACCAAACCCAACAACACCTTTAGCCACATCAAGCCCGGTGTCTGAAGCAAAGTCAGTGATGCCGTAGTCTTCCTTTTGAGCACCCGTGCGTAACTTTTCTCTAGTTGCTTTTGCATCAGCTTCTTTCTTAGCCCCAATAGCAACTAGCCTGTTGGCCTCTTCCGCAGCCTTACGGTTTGCTGCGGTATCTGGAAGCTGCGGTATCTGCCTGCCCTCAAGCACAGAACCTTTACGGTCCCCATCCCCGACAGGTACGCCAGTAGCCCAATCACGAATAGCGTTCATGCCCGTGCCGATAGTGTCGAGAAAGCCCCCGGAAGCGGGGGTTTGAGCTACTGGGGCTTGAGCTACTGGCGCTTGAACTGGGCGGGCTACCGGGGCTTGAGCTACTGGCGCTTGAACTGGGCGGGCTACCGGGGCTTGAGCTACTGGCGCTTGAACTGGGCGGGCTACCGGGGCTTGAGCTATTGGGGCTTGAACTGGGCGGGCTACCGGGGCTTGAGCTATTGGGGCTTGGGCTTGAACTACCGGGGGGGTCTCTAGCGGTACAAACTTGAGTCTTGCAGAAGGCTGCACTGCCATAACCGGTGCTTGAGCACGAGCCCTCATCGCCTCATCGTAATCCTCGCCGGGGTTACGATCCTCCCACTCAGCACGGGAGGGGAGACCCCGCCCCTGATTCCCACCGCTTACACCGCTGATTTCCGAGAGGGGAATGAATTTCATTGTGCGTAACCTATAAGTTTGCCAGAACTATCTAGTACCTCGTGGCCCTTACCGGGTACCAGCTTACCTAGTTTAGCGCCCGGTGGAGCACCTTCAATGTTTTCAATCCTCGGTGTTCCAGCACCCGCAGCGGCGGCAGGTTTGGCAGAGGCAACACCTTGGCGTTTAGCAATGGCATCATACATAGCATTCTTAGCTGCTTCCATACCAACCGAGTCACCTTTTGAGAGAGCTTCTTGGAACGCGGGGTCTAACAGCTTACCTTTCTCCACCAGAGCATTGATGCTTGCATTGGTTCTAGTAGCAGCTACACCCGCTGCGTCCGTTAGTCTTGTGGTCTCAACACCCTGCCTTGTGGGTCCAATGTCGGTGGTACGCGATGCACTCAACACTTCCATAGCGGCATTCGCTTTTATTTTATTCTCAGGGGTTGGGTTTAGCCGGTACGCAGTTACAGCAGCAAGTGCTGCCTCAGGCAGTTTTGCTTCCGCTGCTTCTTTTGGGGGTTTAGTCGCCGCAAGGATGCCTTGCATGTTTGTTCGTTGGCGGTAGTTCTCTTCTTGTCTAGCTGCGTGAGCGGCACGCCGGTTTTGTTCAGCGGCAGCAACTAGCCCTTGAGCCTCACGGTGCGGGCCCATCTTCTCTTTGCGTTCAGCGTCGGCCAAATTGAAGCGCATGTTTTGCAAGGCGCGTTCTTCTGCTTGTGACGCCTGATTAGCAGGACCGTAAGCCTTCCCGAATGCCCCAAGACCCGCCCCTATACCACGAGCTAAGTCGTTGCCTCCTAGCATAGCCCCAGCAGCTTCAAATGCCGCTAACCCCATATTTCGTTTTTTGTTAGTCGCGTTTTCTTCTTGTATGCGCTTGATGTTCGCACGCTCTTCGTCATATTGGCTGGGCCCAGCCGCATCTGCTAGTTCTTTCCTAGCTGCCATCACCGCCGCCAGACGTTGCTCGGGGGTCTGTTCCGTGTACGCAGGGGCTGGAGTCTGATAATCTTTGTACAGCTTTCTGAGCAGCCCTTTGCGCATGCCCTCTTCATCTAGCTCCGGTTCCAGTTCCTCTACTACGGCATTAGCCCCAGTATCACTAGAAAAGCTCGCGTTGGGGTTGTACCCGGTACCGCCCCCAGCAAAAGCAACGATACCGCCACGGGCCATGCTCTGTTCAGTTGGCAGCATCTTGTCCATGTCTACGGGCAAAGAAGCGAGGCCCTGCCGCATAGACGCACGGGCAGCTTTTTCCGTTTGGATGGCCTCCAGTTGCACTTGATCACCACGGGCTTTCGCCGCTTCTTCAGCTTGGTCAAGCGCTGGGTCCAACAACTTGGATACGATGCTCTCAATGTTCTGCTGGCTATCGACGCTACCGCCGTCAGCAAAGAACTGCTTCAGGCCATAAGCTGCAGTACCCAGCGCACCTATTTGCTGACCGAACGAAGGCGAGCCCGGATTTTGGTAACCGGTGCCAGTGGTGGTACTACCAATTGGGAGGCCACGCATCATGTTAGCCATGTTGCCCAACTGCTGTTGGGGGTATTCCCGCTGGTTCTGGTAGTCTTGGTACGCTTGGTCCAGTCCCCGCTGCCCCATAGCCTGCTCTTGTGCACCGTAAGCCGACTGCAGCCGGTTGACATCCATACCTTGGTTAATGCCTTGACGGAACTGACTGGATGCCTGACCAAAGTTTGCCTGATCCCCAGCGGCTTGGATATCAGCCATTTGCTGTTGGCGTTGCTGATCCAACAACGAGCGTTCAAGCACGGCCCGCGAACCACCAAAAGCACCCTTTTGAGCCGCCTGTGCCTGCTGCTGCTGACCCATAATGTCAAACGCCTGCCCAGCTTTACGCTTCTGGATATCCGTTACTTGCTGCTGGTATGGTGACATGTACGCACCGATACCTTGGCTAAACCCCTCGGGGCCAGCGTTCATGTTCGAGGCATTTTGTTTTGCCTGCTCCTGCATTGGGGTAAACCCTTGGATGCGGTTAGCTCCATAGGCTTCATAGGGCCGATCTGAAAGCGCAGCTTGTTTGGCTAGCGTTTCTTGCGCGTAGCCTTTAGCCCATTCGGGTAAACCCGTAGTTGATGTGGTGCTCGAAGAAGCAGGGGAGCCGCCGCCCATATAGCCGCTCAACGGCATCAGTTTGCGTTTCAGGTCCAGAATATTCATAGCTTTACCCCAACAATACGGTATTTCTCTTTGAAGCCGTAGCGTTGCCACAGCCTAGCAATTGATTCCCTAGCAGCACCTTCTATAGCTGTAGCACCCATAGACCTTGCGTAGGCCCGTAGTTGCTCAAACGTATCTTCACTGCTTACTAGCTTGCCGCCTATAGCGGTAATGAATGCAACCCGATCATCAGGGCGATTGAAAAACTCAACTGTCGCGGCACCGTGGATAACACCAGAATCGTCAACTGCAACGATCAGTGCCCACCTACCTTGGGTTACGAATACCTTAGCATGAGCTACTGTGTAGTCCCCGTTGGAATGCGCCAGTGCGTCAGCTATAAACCCCTCAACCTTGTCCCAAGTATAGTTCACCCACTCTGAGGCGACATACTGTATCTTCATGCTGGCAGATGCTTATCCATGCGGGAGTTAACAGCCACTTTGCTTTTACCAATAGACTTTTTACGCCCTGCCTGAATACGAGCAAGCATGGCGTAGAGCTTACGAGCACCAGCCGCAGTCGAGCCGTTACCCAACTCGGACACAATGCGTGCGGGCACCACGAACTCACCGTCCGCAAGCCGTGCAGGTTGCTTTGCTTTGCCAATAGTCGCTGGGATGGAGTCTGATACGCCGTCGCCGGGACCACGAAGCAGCCTGCCGCCGTCCGAGTAGCCGCCGAGGGAGCCGAGCCCACCGTGAGCAAAACGACCCACTACCCCGCCGTTGGCTTGAGGGCCGCTGCCGCCATCTCCACCACCACCGCCATCTCCACCACCACCGCCATCGCCGCCGCCATCTCCACCACCGCCGTCAAAACCACCGCCGTCAAAACCACTGCCGACAGCGGGCGCGGCTGCTCCCTCCCCGTAACCGAGCCCAAAATCACCAGAATCGGTTTGAGCTTGCGCGGAAACTGCTGCAAGGCCTTGTTCTGGCGTCATTGCAGAACCGCCCTCTGCAGGCCCCGGTGCATCCATAGCGTTAAGTCCGGTATCTGACACTGCAGGGGCTGAACTAACGCCACTAACAGCATCTGCCCTAGCTTGCGATTCCGCTGCAGTGGGGGCGCTGATTGAGGTCAATCCTGTGGGCCCGATATTGAACGAACCTAGGTCTACCATGCCGCTCTTATCGGTATCGTTTGGACGCCCCTCATGACTGTAGTTGGGGTCTACATTCTTAGCCATAACGTCTGACAAGCCACGGAGCCCTGCGCCGTAAACCCCACCGAGCTTATTGCCAAAATTGCCTATACCAGCGGCAGCGGCGTTCATAGCAGAGGCCATACCCGTAGTCGGGCCGCTAATGCCATCGACGTTGGTAGCGCCGGGGAATCCCCCTCCATAGTACCCACCGCCACCATAATCACCACCGGGACCGCCTTCACCATCACGCAGCCCACTTTTATAGTCGGCAGCGGTATCCTTCTTAATCGTAGAGCCTGCGGGAACCCATGTGTATTGGCCTGTTGCGGAGTCAAACGTGTACTTACCACTACTGTAGGTTTTTTCTCCCGCCGCTTCGTTTGCAGTATCAATAGCCGCAGACCTAGGCGAGTAGCCGTAGTACAGTTGCTCCCTGCCAAAGCTACTACCGTAGTTACCGTTATTGGGTACGTCAGGCTGGGGGAAATAGCGGGGGTCGTCTCTGAGGCTCATGTTTTCACTTTCAATACGTTACTTGCCGAAGTATCATAATAGATATCCCCAACGCGTAGGTTAGCAAGATCAGCTTGAGTTGGCAAACTGGGCGTTGCCGCCCCTGCATTAGGCGCAAAACTTAACCCGGCAACAACGTCTGTACCGTTGAACTGCGACGACCCCGCAATAGGCCCCGCATTGTCAAGTTGAGCAAAGTACAGCCGAAGTATGTTGAATAGCTGGTTGAACACCACGGGGTCGTACTCTGGTGTAACGGCGGGTAGCCGGGGGGCAGTTACATTTTTCTGTGCCATTACCCGCCCCTTCGACCATCAGGACGCGTATCAATCCGAGGAGACCCCATCTGCCACTGCGTACCCAGCGTGGTGCAGGACAGTTTCATTGACATCTGCCGACCACGAACTCGGATGTTTAGTTGGCCGTTGTAGGTGTCCAAGTCAATTGGGTATATCTGTGTAGCGGTAACGGCTTGCGTTGCATTAGAGGCGGTGCCCCCGATTGACTCAGGCACGTTGTATCCTGACCCCGAGTTCTGCAGCGGCAAGAGTTGGATTGCCATTGACGGCGTAGTCCCAGCGGTTGATCCTGCAAACGTCAAGTCAGGCAACATGCGCCACACGAACGCAAAGTTGTTGCCGTCGCCAATGTCGAACTGTGCGCTCGTAATGAAAGATGACATTGCTACGGGGGTTCCAGTGGTGTTGTCGTCCACACCATACTCATGGTCTACGATGTTCCCTGTGAGCGCTACTGGGTCATAGGTAGCCGCCAGCGGAAAGTTCCGAAGTCCTGTGTCCAGCCATGCAGAGCGTTCCATGCTACCGTAGTACCAGACGTTTTCGAGGTAGTTGTAGACAACGTACCGGTTATTTTCGTTTGAATCGGCGGTGCAGTAGAACCACCACACCTCGTTAAAGCCTTCGCTGGTACTGGCAAAAACTTGACCAAACTGAGCGCGGTTGATGTCGTTGTATATGAACCTCAGAAGATCGCAGTTCAACGTCTGCACACGCCCGTCGTACTTGTAGAACTTGTCCACGCCCATCCAGTAGGTCACCCCGGAAGCCAGTGCAGCGGCGTTGGGGCCAGCAATAGACACGTTGTCCGCAAGCAGCGTTGTCCCCCACACGTACGGAGGGCCAAGGTACTGCATCGAGTACAGCGTCGAATCCGTCCACACCAAGATTTCCTGCCGACTTTGCAGGGCAGTAACGATCTCTGACCCGTGCGACAGCCGTATGCTGCCCGATTGATTTGTAATCGCGGGGGTCCAGTTGGTTACAGACTCCTGATCGCTCCACCGGATCAGCACGGGGTCAAAAGTTGTGGAAAGGTAACCGTTGGTCCCAAAGCAAATTACAAACCGACTGACATCAGAAACGGTAAAGAAGTTTTGGCGCAAAGGCGTGTCTGAAGCACCGGGTAAAGCCGAAATTGGCACGCCTCGTGGGGAGATACTGTGGGTGCCAGACTGGGAACCGAAAGTGCTTATGGTTGTTGATAGCGTGTACGTAAATCCAGTAGAACCCGGCGTGGTTGTAACGCCAGACCCCCCAGCGGTGGTAGATAGGGTAAAGGTTGTTGAGCCGTTGGTGGCAACAATGTAGTACGTAGTGGGACTAACGTGCCCCGGAATAGTCCCTGTAGCTACGGTGTTGACAAAACCCGAACTGGTAGTGCCGCTCAGAACAACCGTTCTACTGCCCACTACGTCACTTACAGAACCCGAAGCCAAACTCCCCGCTGGAATAGTTGTTGTGCCGCCAATGGCACTCACGACCCCAAGAGTGGCTGCAGCACCGCTGCCGCTCAAGGGGAGTGTTTTTTCACCGCCGCTACTAGCTACTGTGTTTACAGCGCCTGAAACGCTGTTGCCCGTTAAAGCAACCACGCCGTTAAACCCACCACCTATTGTTACTGACTGCCCCACCATCAACGCAACACTTGAAGCGGCGCAACTAAATTGCCCTGCTACACCCGTAATAATTACGTCTGATAATGTTGCACTTGAAATAGCAGATGTCGCCCATCTAAACGTGGTGGCCGACACATACCGTGTGTAGTAAATTATGCCGGGGATCAGCCCTGTCGGTAGCACCCCGGTAGTCTGAAAAAGAACCGGCGTGTTATCCAATAAGGTCAACGAAGACGTAACAACACCGGTGGGTATATCTATAGATACCGTAGTTGGTGTAAACCCAATCGTTGCGTCCCAGTAATACAAAGCCCCGCCACGCGGGCCGTAAATGAGGTTCTGTCCAAAGTTGTTCTGGTTCCAAATTTGCAGGCTGGTCGTAGAAGCGGCGCTCGTACCCCAGACGCCAGAACCCCATGTGCCTGACCCCCAACCGAAAAAAGGGACTACAGCGGCGGGGCTGGCGTTTAGTTGGTAGGATGCGTACACGGTGCCCGTGCTGGTCCCGGCGGTTGCAATTGTTGGCGTTGCAACGGTGTAACTCCCAGAACCCACGCTTGTAATCTGGTACTCGCCACTAAGCGTAATATCGCCGACATCAAGGGCGGGTGCAGCGCCGTTAAACGTAACAAAACTGTTGACTGTATACCCACCGGCGGCGTCGGTAACCGTAACTTCGGCGGTTGTACCGTTGGTGGTAAACGGGTTTGTCAGCGTGCGAACGGCCACAATCGGCGTGATGTCGTTATAAATGCCTTCGTTCTCGATGTAAAACTTCAGGTTGGTGCCAACGCCTAACAAATTTACCGACGATAGCGTTACCCAGTTCCACAAAGACCGGCAGACGCCCAGAAAGTAATTGGCTGAAATCCGTGCCCAACCGCCAATTTTCTCGGGCGTGCCTTGGCGAAAGCGAACAAGGTTAGATTCGTACCAGCCCGACTCATTCGTGTACCGGGTATTTTCGCGGTTAACCCCCGGACGTATTTGCAGTTTTTGTAACATGCTACGCCTCGTATTTGTTTGTTTTCCGCATATTCTCTACGGCGGGAATAACGCGTACGTTGTTGGGGACATGAAGTCCTGAAACCTTTTTACCACGAAGGGGAATTATATGGTCCACATGCCACGCAAAACCAAAAATACGCGTGCGCAGGGCTGCTAACGCATACGCTTCGCTTAGTACCCATAGATCGTCGCCGTCTAGCCAAGCAGGCACTCTGTCAGCTAAATCAATTTTTCTTTTTTGGCACGCAAATGCAAAGTATTCTTTGTGTGCGTCCCGGTATTCTTTTCCATACGCTAGCACATGCTCTCGATTGGCGGTTCTCCATTTAACCATGTATGCGGAGCGTTGGTCCGTGGTTTTACTACGGTATTCTTTTTTACACGCAAGTTCTTGCGCCCTAAACTCTACAGTGCTTCTGTTTTTTGCTTTACGCAACAAATTATCTGCTTTATGGCATGCAATACAAAATGTATTCCGCCCATCTTTCATACGCTTGTTAAGGTAAAAAAAGTGCAAAGGCTGATCTGTTTTGCAGCGGTTACATGTTTTCTGAAGGGGCATGACTCATTTTCCCACGAATCAGGCAAATGGTCGAGTGCCTGCTTTGTCGATGATAAGCGCCTGTCGGCGGGGGAGTGCTGCTGCGGTGTTCGGGATGCTGATGTGCGTCCATGAGTCGAACTCACGGATGATCTGGTCGTAGTACAACCCGTGGCTCATGATGGCCCGCACAACTTGGTCAGGCGTCATACCCGGCACGCGAATGTCCGCAGCGCAGCCTAACCGGTGCTGAGAGGTATCCTTGCTGCCCACGGAGTCGTTCACCTGCTTAGACCGGAAGGCTGAGTTCACCATGATCGGCTTGCCGTCCAGCTTGTCCTTCACCAACTCCAGAAACTGCGCCAGCCGGGTCAGGTTGGCAATCTCGTCCGCATTGGGAGTGTTGTCAAACTGCCTGTGGTTGGTTACCGTCAATTCTTCAAGCGTGAAGTGGGGCGTGAGCTTCATTGGTTCGCCTTTGCCATCTCAGCCAGCTTGTCGGTCTTGTCTTGGCTCGACTTGCTCGTACCGTAGAAGAAGTTCAGGATCGTCGCCACCACCGTGCCCAACAAGAAACCAAGGATGGTGTCGGCAAACCGGATGTTCTGCGTGGGGATCGTAGCAAAGGTGATGAAGCCAATGTAAACAACAGAGCACACTGACCAGAAGGCGGCGAAGTAGTACACGAACCGCTTGGAGAAAATGTCCGATTGGTTCAGCGCGTTGTTCTGCATCTCCCGCGCACCCTTGACGTTCTCAAGGTGTATACGGGCGTACTCAAGCTCCATCTCGCGCAGCTTTTCAGCAGCCTTGGGGTCACCCGCAATAGCCTGTGCTACAGCAGCGACAGAGTCCTCAACGCCAAACTTTTTTGCGATCATTGAAACCGCAGCGCCACCAAGAGGGCCAGCTACCGCAGTAGCCAGAGCAGGGGCAAAGCCTTTGAGTAGGTTAAATAGTTGGTCCATTATTTCTCCAATGAGAATGACAGGTTTGCATGGCGTGGGTACTGCACCACTCTCTCGCCTTCTGGGCATTTGTACTTGATTGTTGCCAGCAAAGTTGCTGTACCCGGCGCAATCTTCTCTTTCTTTACCATCGTGAGTTGGTAGGTGAACGTGTCGATTGTTGCCCCTGCTGGGCCGCTGAATTTGCTTACCGTAGTCGTAGCTTCATGCACCATACCTGCGGCATCACGAACGCTCGGGGTAAAACTCTCTACCGAACAATCGTCACGTTTCTTGATCCGCGCAACAGTGACGTTAATAGGCTTCCCGGCTTCTGCCACGATCTTAAAATTCTCAGGCGACCACTCCAGAATGGCACGATCAAACCAACCAAACTTGTCGGCCAACGTGTAGCTACCGCCCAGCGCAGCAACACTAGCGGCAAAGGCCCCAACGGCTTTGGTCACATCAATCATTTGTCTTTCCGACTATGGGTGAGACGTTTTATAAGCATCAAACTCGGCTTTGAGTTCTTGAATAGCTTTAACCAGCACAGGGATCAGATTCCCGTACGTGGCTTCCAGCTTCTCTGGGTTGGACTCATACACGAGGTTGAGCGTTTCGGCAGCGCCCACGGCGTCCTGAGCGGCTTTCAAGTCCTGCGCGATAAAGCCCGAGGATTTGATTCCGACCTTTGCGCCGTCACGCGTGTTCCACGTAAACGAAACTGGGTTCAGCGACTGCACAAACGACAGCCCATACGGCAGGGGCGCTACTTCGGTTTTATCCCGCGCATCGGACAGGGCTGTGATTGATGTGACCTGACACCGCAACGTAGCAATTGAAGCATTGCCGAGCGTGAACTCGTTCGATGCCGATACGGTAGACCCTGCTGCGGTGTACCCGATGAATGTGTTGTTGCTGCCAGACTGATGTGCCTGCCCTGCATTAAACCCCAGTGCCGTATTTTGCACCGCCGCACCGTAGGTAACGGAATCGAGTGTTGCCAAGGCGTTAGAGCCTACTGCTACACACCCGGCATTTCCTGTTGTTCCCGAGCTTCCGGAAGCACCGGTCAGGGCGTGATAGCCGACAGCAGTAAGGCTACTACCTAAATAATTTAAGAGCGCTTTGTAGCCGACTGCTACGTTATTGTTTACGGGGTTACCCCCTAGCGCTTGGTACCCAACAGCTACATTGTAAGAAGCACTTGTCTGGGCTTGATACATTGCGTCTGCACCAACGGCAACATTTTGCGTTCCAGAGGTTATAGCAATTGCCGTATTAGAACCTACGGCGGTGTTTAGCGTCCCGGTTGTTGAACCTAGTAACGCTGCATTTCCTACCGCAACATTGCGGGTAATGCTGGTTGTACCGGTGTTTACCTCAAGGGCTTTGTAACCCAACGCCACGTTTCCGTCACCGGGAGCACCAATATTGCCCATCGCCACCATAGAAGCATTGGCGCGGTAGCCAATTGCTGTGTGCTGAGAACTTGTGGTGATGGAGTTATTGGCCTGATAACCGAAGGTGGTGTTAGTAGCGACTGCGCCGGGGCCGCGACCCACTGTCAAGCTGTAGATTAGCGCGTCACCACTTTGAACATCCAACGCCCCTACGGAGATGTCTGTGAAGTAGGTCGTTCCGTCCAACACATCTGTACCGTTACAGTACAAGATCATGGTCTTACCGTTGGGTACAGATATGCCTGCACCCGCACTTGTCTTTACCGTAACTGCGAAGCCGCCTGTACTCAGGTTGCGGACGGTGTACATCTTGGATGTGGCGGGGACAATCACGTTCCGCGCGGCCGTCAGCGTCAGGGTTGAGGGCACCAACAGTGCCATGTACCGGGCCTCGTTAGCCGCGTTGCCGTCACCATTGCTCAACGTGTAATTGGCATCAATCATCGAGGTCAGCGAGACTGTCCCCGAAACTGACTGATCCACCAGCGTGGTGATCTGGTTGTTTACTGCATCCCCCCAAGTTCCGGACTCCGTGCCCGTAACGGGGAGCGCCAATTTTAGGTTGGGTGTGTACGTAAAGCTCATGGGTAACTCCTATCAATGGTGGCATTTTGCCACGTTATTCAGTTCTATACCACAGTCTCTTCCCAAGCGGGGTCGTTTTCGGTGCCGATCACCCCCCACCCATTTGGCTGCGCCGAGTTTACCGGAGTCCATGCGGGGTTCTGCGCGGCGTCCACCGGGGTCCAACCGTTTGTCTGGGCGGTGTTTACCGGGGTCCAGCCTCCGGTTTGTCCGGTGTCCACAGGGGTCCAAGTGCTTGCCTGTGCGGTATCTGCCGGGGCCCATGCCGCGTTCTGAACCGCCGCTGCGTCCGTCCAAGCACCGCCCGCTACCGGTATTGTCGCCCAAGCTGGGGTTTGCGTGTTGCCGGGGTTGACCCAATTCGGGTCTTGTGCGGTGTCCCCTGTGCCCCAGTTCGGTGTTTGGCTGTCGTCAATTACCGTCCACAGAAGCCGTTCGATGAAACCCGCAAAACCGGCTGCATAAACCCCTGTCAACGCAACCGTGCGATCCCCGCTAGAAACTACGGTACCTGCTTCGCCTCTAGCCTGAACACCTGTGAGCGCAACGGTTCGGCTGGGGGTTACGGAACCAACTGCACCTGTGGCCTCTACGCCTGTGAGTGCAACTGATGCTGCGTTTGCTGCAACTACCGTTCCAACTGCACCTGTGGCCTCTACGCCTGTGAGCGCAACGGATG